GGGATGACGATAACCCGTTGAACCACAGCGACACTCAAGCTGCTGAAGTTGCCCGACTGTTTAGTGCTTGGCAACCGATTGAAACTGCGCCTAAAGATGGTACGGTATTTCTAGGTTATAAGCTTTTTCTAGGTGGAAGCTATTATCCTGTACCGATGCAGTTCTTAAAAGAGTATGACCAGTTTGTAAATATTGCAGATGGGTATGCGGTATTTGTTTGTGATGTCTCTCATTGGATGCCGTTACTGAATCCTCCTCAAGCTAGATGATAAACTAAGCAAACTTACCTATCATTATTTGCAATGAATACGACCAAAAAATACGTTATTGACGATTCCACCGCACAAACGATTTTCAAGACTATTCAAAAGCATCAAGTCACTCGTCGAGAGTGCATTCTCGCATCTCAGTATTGCCCCACTATCCACAGGAATCTTATATGGTTAGTCGCTTAATCAATTGGCTCTTTCGCCGTCACTCTGTCTCGTACAAGCTGCATCACATTGAGCGCTTGATTGCAGAAAAGAAGTACATGGAAGCTAGCATAGCCGCACATTTGGCACTGCAAAAGTTTCCCGCACATCCCGAAATTCTCGCACTTCAAGCACAAGCTAAACAAGGATTTTCTTCATACTTATACTCTGAGGTCAGCAATGCACAATTTTGAAATCTGGTATGCAATCAAGAACGCCAACAAGTATCTGTCTTTCACTAGAAGCAAAAACGATATTGCACATCATGCTTACGATGGTTTTGCAATTACAGAACTAGCTGTCTCGGTACTTGAAAAACGCGATTCTCCTGCCACAAACTATGTCGCATTAATCGAGAACGATAAGATTGCAGCGATTATGGATTTCGAGTTGGCATTTCATCTTTATGACGACTTGACGAACATTTATCCTGTTATTGTCGAGCCAATTGTTCGCTGCCAAAGATGCGAGATTGCTTATATCGGCGGCGTATTCCATTGGAGCTACAAGTTTCAACCTACAACTCCTGAAGCAGTGCTGGCGAAAGTCTGCATTCCGACTGCGGGACATGGCGACAAGCAAGACATCCCTTGCCTTTCTAAGTTACTGTACGAATCTGATTTAGGCTTACTGCAAAAAACACCCGCAGAGTTGCATGATTTTGTTCGTGCTAACAACAAAGCGATTGAGTTTGATTTACCTGATGAAGATTATTATTTAGAAATGGCGAAGGAGATTCTTGATGAGCAAGTTTAACCTGAAAGACAAAGTTTACTGTATTCGAGACAGACGAGTTGCCAAAGGTATCGTAGTCATGAAGCAAACGACACAATGGGATTCAGAAGAGGAGGCGACAAATCCTCCCAGATACTTAGTAGACTTTTGCGACATGACCCTAACCCGCTTCCCTAGCAACCCTTCTCAGACCTTCGCAAACAACCCAAACCACATTTACGCAGAACGAGAACTTTCCACAACTAAACAGGAGCTATTAGATTCACTATGAGCAACTTTAAATTCAGTGTCGGACAACGTGTTCGCTTTGATACACAAGCAAGCATCTACGAAGTGTACTCGCACTACGCTCCAGAAGACGGCTCAGAGCATCAATACTACCTGAAGAGTGCAACTACACCCAGCTATTTACAATGGTCGCTAGAGAGCGATTTAAGCGAGGTTATTTAGATTTCTTGGGTTCGTAACGTTTTTCGCCAGTTTTGAATCTCTTATCGTTTTCGAGTACACCATCAGCGCTTGCCCTACTCAAGTCTCGCGCCCCATCTTTTTCATAATTTGCTTTACCTTCTTTTCTGTAGCGGTCTGCGATTTCTTTTGTGGGGTCACTTGCCCCTGCGGTTGCTCTTGGCTTGCGAGGCTCAACATACTTCAATGTGGTGTCCTTGGCAGTCTTCTCTCTTTCTGCCGCCTTGTTAGCTTCGTTCTTATCACGAAGAGCTTTGTTGGCGCGTTGTTTGGCTTCGGATGCACCTTTACCTAAATCGGTGTAGCTGGCGTTTTTCTTGGGGTCAGTCCAAGCTTTCTTGCTGGCGATATCCTTTACGGCTCCTACAGTTGTTTTGATATCTGCTTTGGCGCGAGTTAACCAACGGTCGAGATTGCCAAGAGCGAAGTCAGCTTCGTTGCCTAGTGGCGAGTTCATGTGTTTGAAGTCTGTCATTTGATAGATGCAATTTTTGTTATTTTATCTTAGTATATCAGGACTAACGAGAGGTATTTATGTGCAAAGATAATCAAGGATTCTATGGTAGCCAAGAAACCAAAACATATCAAGTCAAAGTTCCTGTTCGAGCTATTGCAAATGTAACTGTGGTTGTGAAGGACGGTGAAAGTACTAAAACATTGGATATAATTGACCAAGCTATTAAGGATGTTCGCTTACATCATATTGATGAGTTTGAAGGTGTTAGGATTTTACCAACTACAGGATTGAAAATTTGGAACGAAGCTCATGTCAGCAATTAATTGGCTTCTTGATGAACGTACTCTATTTGCAAGTAAAGCTGAATTATTGGAGTCGCTGTAATGCTAGTCGTAGGACATCTCAAAGAGCGTCAACTTGATTCTGACATCCGTTGTGACCGAGCAACTGAACTTGGCAATCCTTTTGATTTAGTCAGTGAAGAATTTCGTGACGAAGTTTGCGATGCTCATGAAGCTTACTTAAAACTAGTAATCAGACGTTACAATGCTGGTATGCGCGACCAATATGTTGACCCTAGAGAGATTAGTAAAACACTGCCAGTCTCAAAAGTTTGGAAAACACCCTCAACGAAAGATATCGTTTTTAAGTTGCATCAGCTTGTACCTTTGTATAAGGAAGAGAGAGTATATAGAGTGAGGTGTTGGTGTCGTCGAAGTGATGCTGTCGAACTTGTACCTCGATGCCATTTAGATACGGTTGTACGTTGTGTAAAACATTGGAGTGAAAAAAGTGAAAACCCTTCGTAAATACATTCAACAACTTGAAGCTCTTGCAGCTAAGTACGGTGACAACATTCCTGTAGTTCGTAAACAACGATACCAGTTCGCAGGAGAAGAAACTAAATACAGTTCAGTTTTAGCTCCTAAAGTTGTGACTAAAAACAAAAACCCTAGAGTGGTCATAGAGGGTGGTGATGCACAGATGAACGATTTGAGGAGATACTATGAGAAATAAAAGCAATGACTACCGACGTTACCGAACGTCAATGTACTCTTACTGCCAACATCAGCGCCCAGAGGGCAAACGTGGCGCTCACAAACTCAAGCGCCTTGCTTGGCGAAGAGAAATTGCTGTGTTGATTGAAGAAAATGAGCTTGAAAAATCAACGATTGATAATTTAGAGGCTACTTTTGATTAATTCAGAGCGCTCTAAGACCTTCGCAAAAGGCAAATTCGGCGAAAAAGTCGTTAAAGAGTTCTTCATCAGCAAAAACTACGAAGTAATTCCAGCTACATTAGACCAACAAATCAATGAAAGCTGGGATTTTCGTGTAATTGGCAAAAAAGACTTGCTAATTGAGGTAAAAACCGACTACATGGCAGCTAAAACGGGGAATATTTTTCTTGAAACTGAAGTTGGAGATGGTCTAGGCTTCATTCGTAAGATAAAACCTGACTCAAAGATTGTTTTCGCTTTCGTTTTCCCTCAAGCGCAAGAGATTGGCTTCATTGCGGCTACTACACTACTCGATTTTGACTTGCAGAAGCTGCATTTTCGTAAATTTACGCACAAAAGCAACAATTATAGTGCTGGCGGCTATTTATGCCCTTGGGCGGATTTCTATTCTGCCTGTTTTACGCGATATTGTTGGAAAGACAAAGACGGCTCAAAAACATTTTGGAAGGATTAATCATGACTATCGAAATTCCCGCTTACGTCAACGATTATGATTTGAGCGATAAACTTGACTACCTTAAAAAGAAGCGTAAATGGACTAACCCCCCTAAAAAGCCTCAAGCACCAGACAAAGATGCGACCCCGCAAGATTATATTGATTATGGCAATGCCCTAGCTGCATTTAATTCTGAGTATGAAACTTGGAAAACTACCGTGAAATCGGCAGAAGATGACCACAACAACGAAATCGACTCTCTTTGTGAAACTCTTGTTAAAGAAGAAAGCGGTTTGAATAACTTGAAAATCTCGCAGAAACAAGCTAATAAAATCTGGTCAAAAGCTTGGCAAGACGTTCATTCTGACGGTTATTATGAAGTCTATATTAACCTCTGCGAACTTGTAGAACTTTTTGAGGATTAATATGACTAGATTTCCACCTGAAGTCACCTTTGGTCGAGTCAATCAAATGACCTCGTTTGAAGCTTACCTAATCGATGGCGACACTATTCGCGACTTGATTGCCGCAGTCAGTCCCAATACAGCTACACAGGCTTTTCGTGTGTCTCGTATCCGTGAAGTACTGGAAGAAGCTAATCGAGAAAACGTAGTCGAGAAACCTAACTCTGCATTTATATTTGGTGATGAAAATGAACTTCCTTAACTTTTCTTTAGATGTAATAAACGTCGCATCACAATTGAGTCTGTCCGAGGTGATATCTTTGGAGTTTGGCTACGTCCCCTTTGACCCAAAACTTGATATTGGTGAAATTCTCATTGACCGTACCAACAATAAATTTTATGTAAATATTCCTCTTGATAGATGTGCAGAAAAAGAGGTCGAGTTATATTAAAGAAGATGCAGCAATGCAGGGTAGTGAGTAAGTACGGAGGTGACTCTTCAAAGCAAACTACAGGCTTGGGTGCTTAAGGAATAGGCAATACTTAAGGGTGCGTGAAGTAATTACGCGCATCACTCACTAACTCTCCCCAGCACCACAACAGCAAAGAGGTCGCGGTCTTAGGATTCCCCTCTTTGCAATCTGGATATTCGAGGAATAGTCAATACTCGATTTGTGGGTACGCACCTGCTAACCCCAGCCGTAACTTGAGCCTAAGTAATCAAGCTCTGCAAAGTTGGGTCTAGGACAGGACTATCCAGCAACCTCTCCAAGGTGTAGACGCATATCAGCGCAACGTTAGTAACTCACCAACAGTTCCCTAGCTTCTGAATTTGTGAGTAAATAAGAAGTGGTTCGGGCAAGCAAGCTCTGCATCAAGCGTCGAAAAGTGGAGGCAGTCATGAGCCTTTGGTTAGTAGAGTCAGTCAGGATTGCAATCTTGCCACTTGGAGACATCTCCCTCCTCGTAGATAACTTCAAAGAGCGAACAGTTTGGCGCTATAAAGTGGGAGCGCCATTTCAATTTGGATGAAGTAGTGGTACTACTATATTTGACATAGGATACCGTGAGTTGGTTCGAGTCCAAACATAGACGCATGGTTGCGTAAGGTGTCCCGACGCAGTTCAAATCTGCTTAATCCTCTTGCGCGAATTTACCTCACTGGTAGACGGAGGGGTAACACCCCCTGAAAGTACTTGAGTACTAGCGCTTCATTTTCAAATTACTTAGGTGTAACAATGGATAGCTACAACTCAGCACTCCTATTTTTTGTGCTAACTTCAATTACTTTTTTAGACCGATTTCGAGAAGAATCTCCTTTACGTTTCGCGCTAACTAGTGTATTGTGGTTAGGCTCCACGATTAATTTAGTGAGAACTTTGCATGGATGACCAGTACGATGCTCAAGTCTATTCGCTAGGCTCAGGTTGGATTCAAGACCGTTTAGCTGAGGATTACGTTTACTCGGTTCAATACTCAGCTAGGTTACTTCCGTTTATCACTTGCTTGCAGCAGATTGTTTTGGGACTGCTGTCTGACCCTAACTACGAAGGAGATTTTTAACATGGCGCGATTAACTAGCGAGAACGACATTTATTTACCCAACAAATCAACAGAAGAGATTGCGCGGGAAGCTGTAGAGGCACATGAAGCGCGATTTACTAAAAACGGTTGGCAACTTGCGAAAATTATTATTCCTGTTGCATTTTTAGTATTGTTGGTCAACGATATTATTTTAGTCAAGGCGTTATCATTATGAATTTAGATAAACTTGTCGAGCAGTTTCTAGCCGAACGACCTAGAGACGAAGATGTTGCGGCATACTTTGCAATTGCAGCTAAAATCGGATTCAACGAAGCTTTAACCAATATTGCAGATACCATCGATAAGCTTGGAGAACCTTACTTGTACGCCCCAGATATAAAACACGAAATCACATTACGGAGGGAAAATGTATAACCTTCAATTCTTTTCTGCCACCCAACGCCAGTGGGTTTTCTACGGTTTGGTAGCGTTTACTGGTAGCCTCGATACGTTTATCAGTGTTGTGTTTGAGCCTTATGCAAGGGTCAGCCCTCGAACTAGCTTGCGTATTATCGATTTGAACACTGGCAACATTGTTTATTCCTGAAGATAGATGCACTTCAACATCCTTTTCTGTAATCTAATTAAACTATCAAAATTAATCTAAAACTATCATGGCTAAATCGACTACATCTGGTCTTCTTTTACATCAATTGCTTGCTATTTCTGAAGGAGTAAAATCTCGCGTCAGCAAGGCGAAGACCGAAATCTATAAAACAATTCAAAAGCGTGACCTGTTTGGTGGACTGAGCAAGACTTATCGCCCTAACGCTGAAGATGGTTATGTATATCCTCCCGAATCGAAACTGGCACAAACTAATGTGAAAGACCAAGTTACAGCTTTCACTTCTTTGGTAGTTGAATTGTTTGATACAATTACTACTCTTGACAAGACAAACCAAGCCGCAGTTGGTAACATCGTGGTTAATGGTACTACAATCGCTGAGAATGTTCCTGTTTCGAGCTTGCTATTTCTTGAAAAGCAGCTAACGGACATCGTTACATTCTTTGATTCATTGCCTGTTCTCGACAGCGCAGAAAAGTGGAGCATTGACCCCAACACTGGTTTGTACGAATCTGAAGTTCGACGCACTAACAAGACCAAGAAAATCACTGATTGGAAGGTCATTGAAGGTACGTTGACCGACAAACATCCTGCTCAAGTCAAAGAGTACAGCCAAGATATCAATGAAGGTGTGTGGGAGCAAATCAGCTATAGTGGTGCGATTTACCAAACTACCAAGCAAGCACTCGTCAGTCGCGCTCAGAAGCTTCTAGAGGCTGTTGTAGTAGCAAGGGAAGGTGCGAACGCCATTGAGGTGATTCCGTTTAAAATCGGAAAAGATATTACGGACTATCTGACTGCACCGTTGCAATAACTAGGAGAGGCACTCGAAAGGGTGTCTTTTTTATATCTGTCTTTAGGTAGATGCGGGGTAGCATGTGGGTCGAGTATATTGATTAAAGAGCGTAAGTTAAAGCTTATCAAAACACAACATTGCTCGTTCAATTCGAGCCTCGCCCATAACTAGGGTGAGTGGCGGAACTGGTAGACGCATTTGGATTAAAAACCCAAAGTTGTGTAGCTCAATCTGAAAGTGAAGTTGAAGTTATTGCTCCAAGTTCATTTTAAGACTTTTTTCTTTGCGTCAAAGTTCGACAGCTAATAATTGTAAACGAAAGTTCGATTCTTTCACGGGGCGTATCTCTTGCCCTGTTGGTATAATGGTATTACGACTCTATAAAGCTAAGCTGTCGCCACAGGATATTAACCAAGCAAAGACCGAAAAAGAAAATACTAAGTAACGTACACTTATGTTTAGTGGTACAAACTAAAAGAAAGCGTCTCAGGCTACGAGGCGCTTTCGCTTTATGTACCCTAAGATAGATACACTAGACCTTGTAATCACCTAAACTTGTAAAACAAACTACAAAACAACTAATCACATGGCAGCAGCTAAATCTAAGTCCGATAATACCGATGCAGTTATTTCCTCCGCAGCAGCAGCACTTGTCAAGGCGACCGCAAATATTCAAGAAGCATTTAAGTCTGTGGACAGTCTCACTGAAACCGCAGAGACATTGACTCGCGACATCGCTGGTAAGAAAGCTGAAATCGCAAGCTTGACTGAAGAATATCAGACAAGATATCGACAAGCTGAAGTTGACTTCAATCTGAAGTTGGCAGAAAAGAAGGATGCGACAGTTACTGAGTACTTGAGGTCAGTTGGTAAAGAAGCAGTCGAATCTGCAACCTACAAGGCATTGCAGACTGAACTCGTTGCAGTTAAGCAAGAACGTGATGCTGAAGTCAAAAAGGCAGTCGCAATCGAACAAAATCGTCTGATTCGCGAATACTCGGCAGAAAAGAGTCTACTCATCAGCCAAAACGAAACTGCGACCGCCAAGCAACTTGCACAAATCGAATCTCTTGTCGAACGTAACGGCGCACTCAGCAATGAAATCGCTAAGCTGTTTAGAGAAATCGAAGCTCAACGTGCTTTGACTGCTGAAGTCGCTAAGGCATCTGCAATTGGTAATGTAAATTTCCCTACACCTAACGGTCGCTAAGTCTTACAATACACATTACACGGCTCCTTCGGGAGCCTTTTTATTATGAACGACACTATCAATAAAATCGCTTCGCTCATGGCAGAAGAAGAGTTTGCATGGAGAGAATCTCAGATACTAAAAACTGCCGAGACTACTGGAATCCTAAGCCTAAATGAGTTGGTGAAACTTGGTTGGGGCTTCGGGTTGCAACGAGATACTACCACTGGTCAAAATGTGTTGATGTGGGGTTGGGTTAATAGCGACAATAGCTTTATTGAGGAGTCGCGCTTCGAGTCGAAAGTGAAGCAGGAGTTTGAGGCTATTTGTAAAGAAGCTATGAGGCGACCACTGTGAATGCAACTATGGTCGGAATTGTTTGCGAACGGTGTGGAAAAGGAAAAGAGATAAAGTTAAGTAACTATAACAAAAAACTGAAAGAGAAATCTAAATTCTTTTGTTCAATACGCTGTTCTTCAACTTTCTGGGCAAGAGATAAAGGTCTTTACGAAAACACATTAAAAAACCTTATTCTAGAAGCTAATCCAGAACCTCCAAAAGAGTCTGGAAATAAATCAAAAGCCAATTTATTCAATTACTATATCAAAATATGTAGGAACAGAAAAAATAAGGATTTTGGTATTACTGTGGAATACTTAGAAAAGTTGTGGGACTGCCAGCAAGGTAGATGTGCTGTATCTGGAATTGAATTAGAACTTCCTATAGGTACGGCAGGTTTTAAATCTGCCAGACCATTTTTTGCTGCTAGTTTAGATAGGATTGACTCTAATATAGGTTATGTGGAGGGTAATGTGCAATTTATCTGCCTAGCTGCTAATTACATGAAACATAGTTGGGATAATCAAGAGTTTTTAAACGGTTTCGATA